GAATTTTTGATAGGCTTCGCGTATTTCATTTTCAGGATTAAGATCACTTAAATAAGTTACTTCATCCCTTTTAGCTAAACCCAATTGGCTATCCTGTAGCCTCTGCCATAGTCCAGGACTTATGAGTTCAGCGACCTCCTTAATTATCCTAATCGTTTCATCATCAACTGTACTTAGATCATTGACCAATTGACCTTCCTCTGAGTATATTGACAAAAGCTGTGAAATTGCTAGTTGATTGCCCTTATATTTTTTTTTGTTTTTACGTACAGCTGCAATCTCATCCTTTGGATATGGACGAGCATTAGCATAGTCAAGGAGCTTTTTTATCTTCCTTTGAATCCCTAAGTTGGCCTCTTTTACGTATAGTGCAACACTCAATTCTTAGAATTTTTTATTATTTATTTAAGTCTTAACTCATCTGGAAGATTAACTTTTAATGGCTGAGCATTGCTCATTAAATCAGCGAATATATCGTCTGGATTATTCTTTTGCTCAATCTCATCATTAATAATGTTTAGGAGTAGAGAATATTCCATATATTCTAAATTGTATAACGTATCAAACGATTGGTTAAGCTTCACCGCCAAGTCTTTATTAAGCTTAAATAAGTTCATCAAGTCCAATTGAAATAATGAAAATATCTTTGACAGTGAAGCTTCCTTCCAAAAAAATGTGGCTCTCCGTGGTATTTTTACACTTTTCACAAATGCTTAATACTTTATTTAGACTTGCCTCCTTTAATTGTTTAGTAAATTTATGGATAAAGATAAATTTATTATCTTGCCAAGCGTTTGAACTAAATTTTAGGTCAGTAAGAGAAGAATTAGTAATAGTCCGCCAGTCTTTAATTAAATATGGTCCAAATTCATAGAAGGACTCATCTACTTCTATTCCTTTGTTAATATCGTCCTGTTGTTTTAGTCTAACTTTATTTTCAACACCAATTGTTGGTAAATAGAGATAAAAGGTCTCATTAAGTTTTTCAGAAACTATTTTAAAACATCTATCTTCCTCAGAATACCATTTCATTAATTCAGCAGGATATTCAAATCCTCGTAAATTATTACTTAGTACTTGTGTTCGATTTATGTAACCTTCATTCTCACACTTAATGTTTGCCCAAAGTTTATTCTCTTGATTTGGAAAAGTAAGCTCATATATTCTAAATAAAATATGATACCTGTCTATTTCTAAAAAGTCATTAAAATTTAGAGGAGGTTGGCCTAATACTTTAATTTTAGTACACGCATTTAGGACAAAATTTATTTTTTCCCTAACATCTAGTGGGTCATCTTCACTAATCGTAGACCAGTGGCGAACTTCTCGAGTCTTTGCAGATCTTAATAAAAGTTCAGTTCCTTCAGGATAGAATAATCCTTGGGAAGGCAGTGATCGTAAATCTAATAGCTTCCAAGAAGACTCGGAGGCTGCCGATAATTCTGGAGATTCAGCATATCCTCTAATTTGACCAAGACTTTTTTGTACAGGTTCATCAATAGTCTCCTCGACTTTAATTGTGTTTACTCCGTGCAGCTTATCTTGATCTTCTAAAAAGCGTGCTGCTTCTTTGTCGTCAATTCCGGGTGATTGCATAAAAAATAGTTTTTTATTTTATATACAAAAAATACCAGTTGGTTCTAATAAATTAGGGGTTGCTTAAGAATTAATGAATTGTGTAAAATTTAGGGCTTTCATAGATGAGCTTTCATAAATTCTCTCAATTGAATCTACATAGATTTCAGTAGACTCAAGAGTAGACGGGTTTTTTACCCATACTCTAATCGTAGCAGTCAAATAGTTTGGAACAATTTTATGTAATTTTCCTACAGTTACTCTTCCGTTTTCTGAATTAATATGTGAGTTAACAATGATCCCTCTGACCCTATCTCCAGGTTTATAATAGAATCTTAGTTTACTTATTGCCAGGTCAAAAGAAGACAGTCCAGGATCACCCTTGATTGACATGTCAGTTAATGGAGTCTGCTTTACAGATACCCCAGGAGTAAACTGACTTCTACCGGTTGTAAAATTAAAATCTCCCTTTGTTCCATAAAAAGGTAGCCCTCTTCCAAAATCCTTGGAAGGCATTGCAGCACCACTATGAAATTCGTCTAGTCTCTTCATTAGTATACAGTAGGCATAGTTTTTCTTTTATATCCAATTACTGTGTAATTTCCTTCTTCATCTACCTCTACTCCAGCGGAATCACAAAAGATAAATTTCTTTAGGTATACATCAATGATTGGTCTCCACGTTTGAAGATATGCAATTGGGTATAGTGGAGCATTAACATCATCATTATCTAGTCCCCAAATCTTAACATGTGTTGCTGTAGCAACCGATGCTGTATCTGCAAATTCAATTTTAAATATTGGACCCTTTGCATTTCCATATTGAGCAAGTTCTCCAATTTGCATATAACCTAGAGAGGTAGGCTGGCCTGCAGGTCTTCGCCTATCAGTTGAAATAAAGGTAGGTGTGTAATTTATACTTGCCTCTAAATTGATTATTTCAGTTGCGTAATTAGTCATTTATTTAAAATTTTTTACAGAGCGTTTCCAAATAATATTAATGCGGATATCCTAATTGGATAATCTACATTAGGATTAGTTATCTCTATTTTATTTATTATTTGAGATGGGCTGTTTGATTTTGGATTAGTAAAGATAGAAAAGAAATTATAGAGAGGATAATTAGTAGAAGTACCATTGTATGTTTCAATAGTCAATATTACGTTTTTATCAGAAATAAGTATCTCTTCTGAATTTAGGTCATTTGTAGGATACGTAATCTTTAATAAGATTCCTCTAGCATAGGCTTTACCGCTTTCTAAAATAATTAGTGGTACTGGTAATTGATTATCAAATAGTGTGGTGGTTCCGCCATTTTCCTGAACGGTGATTCCAACACAAGAATAACCATCTGTTGGAAAAGCAAAATCTTTTAGACAAAAATCTTCAGTAATATCTTTGCCATCAACGATGCCAAAGCACTTATTATCAAATAATTGAAGCATTGGTTGGTTTCCGTAACCTCCACAGCAATCGCATATTTCATTTAAGTTAGGCACCATCAGCTAAAATTTTTTATTATTTATTTTACTGACGTCTTAATTTATTGCTATTTACATTTGGAAGCCGAGTTAAAGATGCACCAGGTTTTACTTTAATTAACTCTGATTTATTTGAATCAGGCTTTGTGCCTTCTATAAATACTACTGACTCTTCAATTAAAGGAAGATCATCAGTCTCTTCTAATCGATATTTAGAATTGGCTAGTGCAGTAGGTTCATCAGCTAATTCTTCTGCTGTTGCCTCAGGAAAAACTCCTTCTTCTTTTAGCCTAGCAACCGTTTCCCAAACTCGATCTGCTTCTTTTTCCCAATGTGATTTTTCGTATTCTTCTATTTTTTCTTGTGAGTCCTTAATATTTTCCTCTTTGGTATACACAATTGGCTGTTCAAGATCACGATCACCATATTTAATAAAGAAGTGTAAACAGGTCAAAGAAATAAGAGGAAGTAGACCTCCTTCAAGAACTGCTAGGAGTCGACGTTGCGCGATTAGGTCAGAAGTATCACTAAATGAATCAAAGAGAGGTAGAGTAAGCTCTGCCCAATCTTTAAATTCTTTAGAGGTAACTTCTATTTCAGTATAACTAAAATAGATATTTCCTATAAATTGAATTAGGGTTACAATTATGAATACGAACCATACTGAAAAACCTTTTACTTTAACTGACGCTGCAGCAATTGAGGAGAGTGCAGCTACCTCAATCGCAATAGATAAGTAGATTGCCCAATTTATTGGGTTACCTAGATCATACCAGCTAACTACGTGAGAAATTGAGATGATTGCAACTGAGAGAATAGGTATAAGAAAAGCTGATCTTATTATCGCCTCCTTGTTTTGGTTTATCCATTTAATCACTAGTGCTTAATTATTTTTCTAAAGAATCTATCTCTTTATCAATTATAGATTGACGATTTACATCAAGTAATTTACGATCAGTTGATTGGATCATTCTTTTTTCAGACTTTAAACCCTCGATCTTTAAGTCTTTACGAGTAACTGTAATTGTCTCTAGTGAATCTACTTTTTGAGAAAGGGACTCTATTTTCTTGTTTAGTGGTCTAGTAGGATTTCCACAAGTATTAAAGAAAATAAGAATTATCAAACATATTACTATTTTAGGATAGTGATTTGTTATAAAAGCGTTTAATTTTTTCATAAGATTTATTTTTTTATTTATTAAAGGATTAAGAGTATACTAGTCAATATTCCAAGAGTAATAGCTGAGAAGTATGATATTGAATATACTAAGTCTGATTTTTTATATTGTTTAAAATTAAATCCAATTTGAAGAATATATCCATAGAACTCTTCACTTTGAACCCTTTCATAATCTACTTTAATTGAATCAAGGATACCTTCGTTAGTAAGAAAGTCGTTATACTTATTCATTTTTTCTGAGATTAATTTTAATTCGACTGACTCCTGTGAAGCATCGGAATATAACAAGAGTTCAGGATTAAGATCTATTCCAATATACATATTTGAATTAGAATCCATTTTTAACCCTATTTCGTCAAGGCGACCTGTTTCATTTAATTCAACAACAATTTTCTTAAATTTACGGCATTTTGCTAGTTCATCAAGGTTTAGTGTAAGCTTTTGATAAACTTTTGCTGGAGAAAGATAATCTAGTATCATAATATTAATTTTATTTTTTCTTCAAATTGGGGATTCTTTTTTAGAACTAGATATTTAATATCTGATCTAATTTTACGAAGTTTAGTTTTTACGGTATTTTCATTGATTTCATAATCAAGTGCAATTTGCTTCACTTTTTTATGTTTAATCATTTTATCAATTGCAATATTTTTTAATAAGGGGTCTTCAATTAAAAATATTTCGTCTAGTGTTGTTTTATAAATGTCATCAATATCTGTAAAGCCAAGTGAGTCATCAGTTAAGTCACTAGGACAATCGATTTTTGAATACATTGTATCAATATCATAGTGTGAATTCTTCTTTAATTGATGTAGGTAATATAGGGTTTCATTACGGGCAATCGTATAGATCCAGGTAGTAAATCTACCTTTTGCAAAATCAAATTGTGCAATGTTTTTAAAAATTTTCTTTAGGGTAAACTGTAAAGCCTCTTCTGTATCTACCTCATTTTTACAAAATTTCCAAATATAATATTTAAGCTTTGGGTAAATTAATTGAGCTAACTCGTTTTTTTCTCTTTCAGTGTTTTGGTAGGTAAGTAATTTTTCAGATATCTCCTGAATTCTTTCATTGATTTTTGCGTTAGTTGATTCGTATCCCATTTTTTTATACCTCCATAGTATTATTTTTTTTAAGCGCGGTAATGATTTTCACACAATCAGCGCATTTTTCATATTCTTCGCAAGATTCATAGAAAGAGATTGCTCCTTCTAGCCCGCTTATGAATTTGTCTCTAGATAAATTAATCGTGTATTCCGATTCATTTATTGAAATTTTTATTACTGTTACTTCAGAATGATTATCATCTAAATAGTGATTTTTAATTGATTGCAAAAGATTATCATAAATCTCTATTTTATGACGATTAAACACATCATCAAGTCCAATATCACCCTGAAATTTAAGAATCTTCATATTTTAGTTTTTTTACATAGTAACTTCTATACTATTATACTAAAAAATAGTTTAGCCTTTAAAAAATTTATCTTTAATTTTTTTCATTTTATTTAACGATTTAATATCAAATACATGGAGTCGTGACTCTAAACCTTTTTCTGCTTTATTAGTTGACTCATTTACTTCCCTTAATGTATCATAATCAAACGCTGGTTTATTCATATTTGATCTAAACAGACTAAATATTTTTTCCTCTACCTCTTTTCGATATTCTGGTGAAGAGGCTTCATACGTTTCTATTGAAAGTTCCCATAGCTGATTTGAGTCAATTGCTGGTGCTAAGTTAACGCATGTCATTGCAAGGTCATCATTTCCATTTTGTCCACGATACGAGCCTCCTTTAGTTTTACCAAATGCCATTAATTCCATAACTGTTAAAAAATCAGTAGGAATAATTTTTTTAACCTCTACTAAATATTTAAACTTTTCACAATATCTAATCTTATTAGTTGGTCCGAGTCGAATACCTGGTTTTGAAGCAACTGCCATTTCAGTATGTTTAGTATGAACTAATTGTGATGGCCAGTAATTATCATTACTCTCTAATCTATTTTTTATTATCTCTCCTTTATGATTCATTTCAAGAACAATTCTAACATTTTCTGAATTGAATAGAGTATACGTTATGTATTCTACACCAGCGGCAAATTCATTAATATCATATTCATTAGTTCTAAATGTTGCCACTTGCACGAGTGAAGTAGTGTCTATTTCTCCGCGAATAGCCTCCTTCTTTTTTAGGAGTTCAGCTACTGGTAGGCATGCAACTTTATAGATGTTTAATACTGAATAGTCACCTCCAGTACCATCAGCAGTATCTATTGAAAATAAATATTTTGCTGAGTCACTCTTATAATCATAGAATCCGCGCTTTGCATAGTTTGGATGAACTGTAAAGCAGTCATTGATCCATTGTTTATCTTCAGTTAGGGTAAATGTAGTGTTTACATAATCTGCTTTGATATTATAGAGTCTTTTAAGTTCGTTTGAGTTTAATAGTAATTGATCTGATGAAAAAAACTGTAATCCATATTCCTGATTAAAATCTTCTACTGATCCCATATTAGCAATAACTGCCTGTTTCCATGCCTCGTCTCTACCTTTGACCTGCCACCAGTCCACTCTAAGTGGAACATAGTCACTTTTACCTGCAATTGCATCCACCCAAATCTCATAAAATTTATTCTTACCGTTTGGCGTAGAGGTAATAATTACCTTGGCATTTGGATCGGCTGTGATCGTAGGTAGGATAGCTCGATAAAATTCATCAAGTTTTGCTTCATCAATATGGGCAAACTCATCAATGTACAAAATGTTTACTGAGAGTCCAATACCTGATTTTTTAGTTGTTGTTCTACCTACTACCCGACTATCGTTATCAAACTTAATATTTCCTGAATTAATATGTTTAATTCCAGGTTTCATAAAGAACGGTAACCCATCTAAACATATTCTAAACTTGTCTAATAGCTCTCGAGTAGTGGTAAAGTTATCGGCTACAATTAGAGCAGTCTTATCAGACTTAAATAGAAGGTACCACAGGATAAAGATAGCAGACGTTACTGATTTTCCAGTTTGTCGACTTGCCATTAAGATATTAAATTTATTTCCTTTAAACGACCCAAGTATTTCTTCTTGGTAATCCCTAAGTCCTGGAGTATTTCGAATTAGCTGAATACCATCAGTTGTCTGGATTTTACAGTAATTTACTGTAAAATAGAGTATGTCAGCCTTACACTTTTTAAGTTCTTCCCACTCATCTGGAGTATATTCAAATGGCAAGTTTCCCCTTTTTAAATTAATATCATTATCTCTAAATGGAGAATTATGCAAACCTTTAATATCAAATCCATCATTTTCAATATCATCAAGTAGTTTGTTAATTCGAAGAGTTGTCCACATTGAAGTGTTTATGTCATCCGTAGAACCCGATAAGTTTGATAGTTTACGGTGGCTGAACGCGCCACCATTTGTCATGACGTCTCTCATCTGTTTAAATTATTTCAGTAATATCCATAAAGTCATCGCCAAAGTCGTCATCCGTTATTTGGATATCGTTCTCTCGCATTAGATCTGATTTTTTAGTAGGATCTAGTAAACTTCCAGTAGGAACTTTAATCTCACTAGTTTTAGGCTCTTCCGGTAAGCTATTAATTAGGTTTTTAGTACCAACTGTAATAAAAAACTGACCCTCTTTTGAATCTGATCCAACTACTTCTGAATCAGGATTTATTGGTGCCGCTGAATTTAGTTGACGATAAGTATCTTCTAAAAAAAGAACATAATTTGCCTGCATCTTAGTAATCGAAGCCATTTTATCTTGTAGCTGTCCCATTACCTCAATTAGTCGAGGATGAGTATTTCCAGAAGTTATCTCCTCCATCACCTTAATTATAGTAATCTTGATAGTTTTTAATTGAAAAAATAGGTTGGAAATATTAATTGTATCTAATTCCTTCTTATTGCGAGCATAGTCATTTTTTTCAAAGATTCCAATATCTACAAAATTCTTAAATAAAGAATCTGTTATTTCCCTAGCCTTTACTGTAAACTGATTGCTCATTTCCTCAAAATCATATGGACTTTCAGGTCTGGTTTTTTCTGAGATCTCATTGTCAATTACCATGTCATCATGTGTATCGGTTCCAATTGATCCCAATAGTGACTGTATTTCGTCTCTGAGGTGAGCGCGATTCTCTCGGCTCATCCCCGCTTTATTACTACCCATTTATCTAATTTTATTTTCGTACTTATCCAATGCTGGATTAACGGTTATCTTTATTTGTTTAACTGACTCTACCCATTCATAAACAATGCTTTCAACCTGTTGTAATAAGTAATCTAGTAGAGGATGCGCGCCAAACATTTGAGAAGAAAGACTCTTTTTTAAAATTTGACCTTTATAATTAAATCCAGTATTTACCCTTTTTTCTTTACGCTCAAATATAGGACGATATATGCTATTTTTTACCATGTTAATTAATCTTTTTTGGCCTAGCAACAATGTCCTTAATTTGAATGTTAACTGGACCTAGTGAACTTGGAGTAAGCCCAGTAGAATAGACATTTCCATAGCGATCAGTAAAACCGCCTCGAATTATAGGAAGTTCCTGATAAGAGACAATAATATCGTTAAACTCATCAAGACCAATATCTTGTGCTGATGGATTTTGAATTTTTAAAAGCTCGTTCTTTTTACATATGATATTTATTGAAACGGAATCTACACCATTTACTTCTTCAATTATCTTGATCAAGTCACTTTTAGGTATTCTAGTAAACCTAGTATTTTGAATAAAATATTCCCCTAAGTTATTTAAAATATCTCTTTTGATTATGTCAGTTGATACATCATCAAATGCTATAATTGAAGTATTAATTACATATTCGCTAGGAATAGGGTCTATTATTTGAATCTCAGTTGAAATCAATTTGCTTCCGGACTTTTCAATATATTGCAAAAGTTGATTTTTCTGATAATCATTCATTATAAAACG